CTCAGATACATTGGAAAATGTCAGACCAGCACATGGTTTATGCAATTTAAGAAAGTGGGCAAATATATGATTAACATGGAAATACCTGATCCATTTCAAACCTTTGTAGCCAATAAATACGCCAATGCCAAAGGGTATGTTCATGACTGGTTTAGTGGTGAATGGTCTTATAGATGTTTAACTTGTAAGGATGATCTATCTGCTCCGTCCCGCAAAATTATGACAAAGATTCGTCTCTATCATACAAGGAATGAGTGCTTAGGGGGATACTAACCACTAGTGCCCGTGTAGGGCATAGGAAGGTTTATTACCTCTATTTTTCGCCGAACTTTAATTCATAATTTTTATCCTTAGTAAACCACAAAAGGACCGAGTACCTGTCTTCATTTATAAATTTTACTTCATGAAAAGATGTATTTTCCGCCGACTTAAATATAACTAAATCTCCAGACATGGGCATAATTTCCAGACTAAGGTACGGGAACTCCAATGGGCCAGAGTTGTTAGGAGTATTTAAGTACAATATAGCGCTGTATTCGTAATGATCATTAAACCCAGAGTCTGTGTCTAAGTGTCCACTAACTTGAGCGCCAGGTAATTGTTTTGCTAACCAAAACGATGAAAGATATAATTGTTGATTATCCTTAAATTCATCTGATATAGATTTTACTGAAAGATTAATAATTGTTTCTATTTTGTTTTGTATTTCGTCTATACCAGTAATAATTTTTGCTGATTGTTGTTTGTGAAATTTGTCATCTCCAAACATTTTTTGGAATCTTAGTCTTTTTGGTCCAGTAATAAAAGAATCTTGATTTTTGTTTATATAATTAATTATAAATTCAGCATCTTCACTGTTTATAGAATTTTTTAATACTCTTACTGGCTCCATATTGACAAGTATACCATGAAGTGGTATGATGTATATATGACATGTACAAAGTATGGGTGCGACTACCAATTAGACCTTGATGGCCAGGTAACCTGTGCTGTTTGTGGGGCTATGGATGATGACGCATCAACTCCAATAACATTAGATATGTTTGAGGCTCAGGTTGATTTTGAGTGATGGCTCTGATATAATAGTATGATGCTAACATTAACTCTAATACTACTTACTTGGTATGCCACAAAGGTATACTATACAAAAACCTTAACTATCCAAACACCAGAAAAAGAAGAAGGCCCTATGGTTCATGCAAAATGCTATAAGTGTGCTCAAACCGTAGTAACCCATAAAGACAATCTCCGTGCTCCATTCTACTGTTTGGCATGCAAGTAAGTCATGGACAAGTTTGAGTCGTCTTGGAGTCTATATGCTAAGAAGATTGATTCTTACAAGGTAGCCTGTAGCCAATGTGATCAACTATATTTTAAACAAAACGATGAGCCTTTTGTATGTCTTACTTGCTTATCGGATTAACATTTCTAAAAATAACATTCGAACATACTCTCCGTCTTTAAAAACTTTCTCTGGTCTTCCATGCATATGTTTGTTAGGACAAAAAGCAATAGCCTCGTTATCTTTAAGATTATACACATTACCATCAATAACTAATCCCCAATTTGTATTTGAACTTAATTGATAGTCAACCATAAATAATTCTGTTGAATCCATATGGTCTACTAATCTTGGAGCACCCCATTCTGCCGAATACTCTGCGTACCCTGCACGATGGCAAATAGCCGAATGACCAAGAGGCGTTGAAATATCTTTAAGTTTGTCTCTTAAACTATCTGGAATTTCAATATTAAACATAATCTTACCAAGAGTTTTGTTTTGAACAATTTTATGAGTTTCAGTTAATTCTGGAAATTGCTCACCACCTTGCTCATCCCAAGTCAATATTCCAGAGGATTCTTTTATTTTATTAATCTCAGAGTTTATAAAATCTATCTCTTCTTGTGACATCAAAGAGATTATGTGCTTTTCCATTTAACCATTATACACCAATAACTTTGTATAGTGTATACTATAGATATGTTAAATTTTCACTGGATGCAAAGAATTCATTGGCCAAATACCACCGAAGGCCTGGTAGAAATGGCAAAACAGTTAGAGGATGCAAACATAGAATCAGTTTTGATGCCTTATGGTCCAGGAGGTAATGATTTTTCCATGTTTCTTCCAGATATTTTTAGGTCAACTAAAAAAATTAGAATTATACTCGCTGCTGGGGCTTATGCAGTTACACCAGAATATGTTGCAAAAACATTTTTTACAGCACAAAAATTTGGAGATAATAGGGTAGACCTAAACCTTGTTGCTGGAAGATACAGCGACGAGTTTGAGCAAACAGTTATTGATAAATATCCTGGAGACTCTTCTTTAGTTGATACACATACAAAGAGAGTTGAAATGACTGAAAAATGGATGGAAAAGTTTGTTAGTATTATAAAAGATGAAGAATACACAACAAAATTAATGGTTGTTGGATCATCTGAAATAACTATAAGAATAGCAAATAACTATACTGATTATATGATTATCAATGGTGATATTTTAATAGATGGTAAAAGGGGTCAACTTACAAATACAAAGCCAATCCTGTGTATTGATCCCTTAATCCTTGAAGATGGTATGAGTGAAGACGATATTGAGTATCACGATTATAAATTTACAAAAAAACCTAACCATTTCCCCAAGGGCACATATGATCATGTTAAGGAAATAATCAAAGAAATATCAATTGGCAATAACATTAATGATTTTATGATACATACAGATCAAAAAAATATTGATCAAATATTTAGATTAGTAAAAGATTTATCTCAAGAAGTTGACTGATCTAACTTTTTCTGCTATACTTGAAGTATGAAAAACACCTATAAATGCCCTGAATGTGCTACATCTATTGTAATCACAACTAAAGTACATGAACTACCTGAGTCAATTATATGTCCTTGTGACTCTGTTATGCCATTGGCTAATTCTAAGTAAATTATGAACCAGTTTATGAACAACTATGCCTCATGGGTGCTTGCTGTAATAGGGGTCTCAGGTATATTTTTTGTTGGTCGTAAAAATTTTCTTGGTTGGTATATTCTTCTATTTAATGAGACCTTGTGGATAGTTTATGCTGTTGCTACAAAACAGTACGGATTTATATTCTCTGCCCTTGCATATGCAGCAGTATATATTCAATCACATAGACACTGGAAGGCTTTAGATTCAGAAAGGTTGTCTTGGAGGAGTTTTGCTAAATTAGTTTGGAATCGCAATGAAAGAGCCTAAGATAACTCAAATGGACTGGCGTAGCCTTGGCTATTGGCCAGTGTACAAAAATGAAAAGAAAATATGGGTACCTAAAGATGATAAATCATTTGACAAAGATTGAAAGAACCAAGGTCTGGCCATTACGATGGATAGGAAATTTCCTTGGTGGCTATGCTGGTAATCATTTAGTTAAGGCTATTGACTTAGATGAGTCTTTAGATAGCGATTTAGGATTTCGTTATAAATATCACGCAAGAATGTGGAAGTATCTTAATAAGCCTTACGAATGGTGGGGCACATATTATTTAGTAGATACCAGTGCTTGGCTAGATCAAATTAGAACAGATGTCTCAGGTCAGAACTGGGATGATTATGATGAAGATGGTATAGCATATTGGGAAAAGGATGAAGAATGAGTATAGATGACATGACTTTAAGAGAAGAGATAGCAAGGGCTATTGAGGCTTTGCCAATTGAAGATTCTGTAACAAATGCCCTTGGAATGCGTATGCTTGCTGCTGCAACTGCTAGAGGTTTAGATAATTATATGACAGAGTTTTTTGAAAGACAGGACTAGTTTGAAGCCTTCAGCATACATATTTGATGTAGATGGTACCTTAGCCAATGTAGACCCATACCTACACCATGTTCGTGGCTCTAATAGGGATTACGATGCCTTTCATGAGGCTTCTATTGGTGCCCTGCCAAATATAGAAGTACTTTTAATGCTTAATAATGCTGTTTCTGATAAACATGCAATTCTTGTTGTCACCTCAAGAAAAGAGAAGTGGCGTGGATTAACATCTATGTGGATGGCTTTTAATAATATTACATCACATGCTTTGTTTATGAGAGCAGATGATGATCATAGGCCAGACTACGAAGTTAAAAAGGATATACTTGAAAAGATTAATAAGCATTGGCATGTGATTCATGCTGTAGATGATAACCCAAATGTTATTAGGCTTTGGGAAGAAAACAATATACCTACTACAAAAATTGGTTTTTGGGATGGAAATAAGTCTTGAAACTTAGTGTGGTATGATAGTTATATGTGGGAAAATATTAATAATGCTGGCAAAAATCATTTAGATGATAAAAAAGAAAAATGTTATTTCTGTAATGAGACAGCAACATACAACGACATAGTGGAGTATGCTGTTGTCGGGGTATGTAAAAAACATTTAAAAAACTACCATACTGGATAAATTATGCTGGATGTGGTATGATTAGTGTATGAGAAAATCAAATAACAAATCTTCACAAAATAAAATAAGAAGATCAGAAAAAAATTCTAAAAGACTAAAAAATAAAACACATCTCTCTAAATTTGAAAGAAAACAGTTGAGAATAAGAGACTCTCTTACTTCTGCTTTTAAATTATAGGATTAATATGAATGCTTTGCTTACAACATACCCAAGAACTGGTCGACACATACTTACTGCAAACCTAGAACATAGTTTAGACATGCAACTAGAATCAGGACATGATTTACTTATTACAAAAAATCATGATATAAAAATTACAATACTTAGAGATCCATTAGAGTCTATAACTTCTTGGGTTTGTATGGAGTTACACTTTGAAGATATATCGCCAACAAGGAAATCTCAACCTGTTGATTTTTATATAAAAGCAGCAATAACAGAATTTATAATATTTCACAGTTATGCGTTAAAAAATATTGATATTTTTATAAAATACGAAGATGTTGTTGACAATATGTATAAGATTATAAACTATTTAAGTAAAACTTATGACATTAAAAAAACTAATGAATTAATGGATCATGAGATAATCTCTAAGCCTTCTGAACGTCATTTAGTAACTTCAAAATCTTATGTAAACTACGATGATGTATTTAAAAAAGTTTTACATTCAAAGGAACATGGAGAATTGGGATCTTCCAAAGTCATGGAATATTACAATCTGTGTCTTGAAAAATGTATAGTATTGACATAGTCTTATGTAGGCTGTATACTTAATATAGATAAAGGAGATAATATGATTAGTTTACTGTTTTTAATTCCCGCTTTTATTTTGGGATATGTTGTTTGTTACATAGTTATGACGCATGGAGTTGAACAATAATGTCATGTTCTTGTGGATTCTCTAGAAACTATCCAGAATGCGACGGTACTCATAAAATTGTTAAATTAGTAAAGAATAAAATATTAATAGAAATAGAAAAAATTGATATTGGTGATGAAAATAATAACCTAAATGCATTAGGTATGAAACTTCTTGTAATAGATGCCATAAAAAAGGTTAACGGAGTTTAACATTAAGCACCAGTAGCCAAGTTGGTTAAGGCACCGAACTCATAATTCGGCTATCGTAGGTTCAAGTCCTACCTGGTGTACTAAACATCTGTAACTCAGTTGGTTAGAGTACCTGCCTTATATGCAGAGAGCCGAAGGTTCAAGTCCTTCCAGATGTACTAATGGGGATTAACTCAGATGGTAGAGTGCCGAACTGTTAATTCGGATGTCGCAGGATCGATGCCTGCATCCCCAGCAAAATGGAAATATG